GCCTGATACAGTGGGTTCAGGCCAGCAAACTGCTGGGTGGGCAGCGCACTGGCCACCCCTTGAGCGTTTTGGAAGTTGGCTAAAAATGCTTGTTTGATGTCTGGATCAACCGCATTGGTTGTCACATCTGGTGCGCCGCCTTTTGACATATCTGTCCCCTTAATCCAAAAGTGATTTGATTTTCTTGGCTGGAATCTTGCCTTCGTTGATCATGTCCAGCAAGCCTTTGCCGTACTTGTTCACAGAAGATTTCTTCACCACATATTCGCCAACTTGCACATTGATCTGGCCATCATCAGGGCCGCTGGGGTTTGCACCAGACACACGATCAATCAAGCCGCCCATGTACCAGCCAGCGCCCGTGCCTGGTCCAGTGCCCTCTCCAGAGGCTGCGGCTGCTGCATCTGCTGCCGCCGCTGCGGCATCACCAGCCGCATCACCAGAGCCGCTGCTTGCGCCATCGCCCACGCCGCCTGGGCCATCGCCACCATCCATCCCTAATGGGACAGGCAAACCAGCCGCCTTCAATTCTGCGGCACGCTGCCGTACAAAATTCGACAACAGGTTAGGGTCGTAGATGCCTGGGTCATAGCCACCCATGGGCAGGCCAGCACGCGCTGTGGCGTATGGGTTACCGACAGGGCGCATTTGGGCCATGATCTGGCTGTAAGGCGACTGACCACCAGCAAACTGCGCACCTGGGGCAATGGAGGTGTAATTGTTGAAGTCTTGCGTAAAGCCTTGTGTGGCGTTGGCAAAGGGCATGGTGCTGCTCAAAGCGTTGATGCGGTTTTCAACTTCTGTGATAGGCACGCCAGTGATGTTTGATCCTTGCCGGTTGGTAATGCCAAGCCGACCCATCTCCGCAGTGATCTGCGCATCGGTCAGACCAGGGGTCATGAGAAATGCGCGGAAGATGTCTTCATTGGTGCGAGCCACAGGAGGGGTTTGCACGACAGGAGGACGCACCACAGGAGGGGTTTGCACGACAGGAGGACGCACCACAGGAGGGGTCTGCACCACAGGGGGCAGCACCACAGGAGGGGTTTGCACGACAGGAGGACGCACCACAGGGGGCTGCACCACAGGAGGCTGCACCACAGGCTGTGAGATCACCGCTGCATACCGGCTTTGCACCTCTGGTAAAGGCACTCCCGTGATGACTGAGCCGCGCTCTGGGGTAATGCCCAGCTTGTTCATTTCGGCCACGATCTGCGCATCGGTCAAACTTGGAGCCATCAAGAAGTCCAAGAAGTTGGCCTCCTGAACTGCGCCCACACGGGCCGCAACGTCTGCCACAGGCGCACCCACAATTCGCGCCACATCAGCCGCAGTGACCCCATTGGCATTCATGGCAGCCACCACCTGCGCATCCGTCTTTGCGCCAGGTGTTGCCAAAAAGGCTTCAAAATCTCTGAGTGACATCATCTGCTCCTAAAGTTTCTTTGCCAATACAGTCCACTGTGGGCTGTACCCTTCATCTTTCAAAAATGTCTTGGCCCAGCCCCTTCGGCCTGCCAATGACACCCTGGTGCAGCCCAATGACTTGCCCCAGGATTCGATCATCGGTCGCATCCGTGAGAGTTCATCGAGGTCGCCACCAGCCAAGAAGTAATGCAAATTCTTAAGCCTGGGATAGACAATGATCTCAGTTAGCACAATCGACTGCGTTGCAGGCCATACCTGCAACTGGTTCTTTTCGACCATCTCGAGGACATCCTCGAAATGGTGTGTGCCGCCAGAGTATTCTAATGCCGCCTCCACATGGTGGCGCAGTCGCTCTAGGTGTTCCCGGTCGCTCATCTCTTGCCAGAGGCCACAGCATCAAGGCGCATGACACCCACGCGCCAGTCAGCCAGGACAGCGCCCGTCACCTTCATATTGATCTGCCGACCAGAAAAGCGCACGCTTGTGGGGTTGGCTGCCGAATACGGGCCATAGGAGAATTCAGTCCCTGTGGGGTAATTTCTGGTGGTAAACGACACCACCGCATCACCCAAAGCCTGCTCATCAGGAATCACCTCGCGCACGCTCATGATGTTGTCACCGTTGCCGATCTGCACGGGTCCAGACTCGGCAAAGACAGACGCACCGTCATAGGCAAAGCCCACCTCATGCTCGTACACATAGCCATCCACCGACACCGCCATGGGGCGTGAGAACACACCCGAATCTGTGCCTGCTGTACGCGCCAGTGTTCCCACGTTCCAGTGGTTCTCACGGTAATTGAAAGTGACGTAGCTGTCATTCTCATTGCTGCCGCTGCTGGGGTAGTACCACCAGATTTCGCCATACTGGCTATTGTGGACCGCATAGACCTTGCTGGCTTGGTTGAAGTTCATGTTGCCAAAGATGTAGTCACCCACATCACTTGGCAGTGGCTTAACGTAACCGTCATAAATCCAAAAGCCCGACTTGCTCATCCAGATGGCAGCAGTGTCAATGGCCGCCACCGCTTGCGCCGAAATGAGACCGCAGCCACTGCCAGCCTTTTCAAAGCCGTAAACAAATGGCGCGCCCACATATTGCGCTGTGTGGACATCAACGTCAGTGAACAGTAAGTTAATGCCCTTGACCCGCTTGCCAGCCAGCAGCGTGCCGGGTGTTGCCAGTTCAAAGTCGCCAGCCAAGTTGTTGGTGGCAGGCGTCCAGGCCGTGTTGTTTTCTTGGTCGCACCACTGCACCTTGCGCGGGTTGCCACCAGCGCCAAGGGCAAACAAGATACGCTCTGCTGTCACCAAAATGGCTTTGTTGCTGGTTGGCGCGTTGGCAATGGCAGCCGCAATGGTGGGCGTAGTAAAGCCAAGCTGCCATTCGTAGATTTTCCCGTCTGCGTTGGAGCAGGCCACCAGATACTCGCCCCATGTGTCCATGGACCATGTAGTGGCTGGCGTGATGGAGCCAAGGTCAGGCCGTGCCACACCGTAGCTGAATTTCCCGTAATCGCTGTAACCGTAGCCAGTTTTTACGATGGCATCGGCGCTGCCGGTGGTAAAGCCAGTGGGCGTGATGTCCTTGATCGTGCCGGATTCGCTCATGGCGTACAGCTTGGACTGTGTGCCAAGGCCAGTCCAGCGGGTGGCGCTGTTGTCCCGCCAGTTCAAAAAGCCTCGGCACAGACCTGTGATCTGCTGCGAGGATCGTTTGCGCCAGCCGCCGATGGGGCGCAATGTGTTCTCGTACCAGCGCACTAGGTTGGCGTCATACCACCGGCCAGCAGCTTGGTACTCTGTGCCATTTCGGTAAATGCCTGGTGGAAGTTTGATGGGGATGTACATGGTCACACCGTTGGTAAATTGGACACAAAGGTCATGGTGGCAATGGCCGATGGCACTGCTGGCCGTGTGGGGCTGGTTCCGGCAGCGAATGCCTCCAGGCTCAAATCGGTGCTGGTCACGCAGCCGACAATTTCGATGTAATCACCAGCCACCATATCAACAAAGAAATTTAAAGACGCCACCAAATGGCTGGGGTCACCAGAAGATTTCCGCGCTGGAGCGTGAAACCGGCTGTTGGAGTTGGCAATGTTTGTGCCATTTTTGCGAAACCAAATGTCAAAGTCTTGGCCATCGTTGCTGACGTTTTTGATCTGCAAAGAAAATTGCAGGTTCCACACGCCATCCACAGCCACTGTGATCCTTGAATCGCTGGCAATGGTGACACCGTTGGAAAAGTCTGTGTTGCCAAAAAATACAGGATAGGCTACCGTGGTGCTGGCAGCCACCTGATCAATGCTGCTGTGAAAAGCACCATGCGGATGGTTTAAGAACTTGCCGCCCTGTGGGCCAAACAGCGACCCAAAAATGCTGGTGACCTTGCGGAAGTAACCGTTCAAAGCCCCATAGTTTTCATTGAAGTGCCTGCGCTCGTACCCCTCTGGCGGGAATCCCAGACTTGGAATAGATGGCGCTTCAAACTGTTGCTTGGCATTGGACATGGTGCAATTATTCCACCTTTACCCGCCCAACAATGCCAGCGCCTCGTTGGTGTGCTTGATCCGGTCATCCAGCCCAATCGTGCCGCCGTTGATCTTTTTGGTAAGTGCCAGGTGGTTGCCGGACTCGGCAATGGCATTTAGCTTTTGCGTGTCCCAAAACCAGCCAGCGGTCAGGGCGGCGTATTCAGGTGTTGCCACCAGGTCAGGCTCCATGATGAAGTCCACGCCGAGGGCTTTGCTTGCGTAATGGTAATTCGCCGCGCCGGTTAATTGCAAAATTCCTCTGCCCCTAAAACGAAAGCCATCCCCCGATGCCTCATCCCGGTTGTTCATGCGGTTGCCGTAAATGCGGTTGGCTATTCTTTTGGGCTGGCGCTCGTAGGCTGCGGCCTCTTCAGGCGTAAAGCCCCATGAACGCTTGGGCGTGCGCGGGAACAGCTTGAGCAGGGTGGCAGCCCGGTAATTTAGATTCTCCTCCAGCACTCTGAAGTTGGCGCTCTCATGGCCGCATTGGCCAATGAATGCCGCCTGCTGGCGTGGGGTCAGGATGTTGAATCGCTCAAACGTGGCATTGAGCGCATCGGCCCAATGTGGGGCAATGTGCAGTTGCTGGAGTTGGTCAGGGCGTACCATTGATGATGTTCCTCATGTTGGCATATGCGTCAATGCAGGCGTTTAGCTGGACCGTGTTTCTGTCGCCTTGCGCCACTATTTCTGCGATGGCTTGGAGGGTGGATCGTTCGGCATCAGAAGCTGCGTCAGCCGGTCGGTCAGGTTCGCTTCTCGCTTGGTCGCTATTTCCAAGGGCAATGGCGGCACTTGGGGCGGCTTGTGGACAACTTGGGGCGGGGAGGCGCACCCTGCCAGCACGAATGGCAGAAGCCAGGTCAGTTTGCTTTTTGGTAATGACATCATTTGCCTTTCGCAGTTCCACTTCCTTATCAGCCACAGCCTTGGCCATCTCTTGCTCCTTGGCTCTGGCTTCCTCATTCTTTTTGGCGATCTCGATTTGCATCTCTGCATCTCGGTCGTTCCAGCCATTGTGGTGGCCATACTTGTAAAACCCACCCATGGCCAGCAAGGCCACCAGCGCCAGCGATGGGTACAGGGTCAGCGGACTCACGCCTGCTCCTTACGGGCTGCTGCAATCTCTGCACGCTCGTCATCAGGCTCTTGATGCTCTGGTGGCGTGGTCGGTGGTGGGCCAGGCGTCCATGACTCATCCAGTTCTGGATTCTTAAAGCCCATCCAGTTGAAGTCCGGCATGGCGTTGGAGGGCTGTGGCGTGTAGGCGTACTGAGGGGCATGGTTGTGGTGCAAGGGCGCATACTGCTGGCCATACTGCGGCCCAGAGGGTGGTGACCGCATGGCATTGACCGCACCAGACACCGCACGCTTGCCAACAATGCCGCCGATGCCGCCCACGATCAGCAGCACGATGTCATTCAACATCTTGGTGTAAGCCTGGTCAATGGGGGCCATCGACTTGATGGGTTGCGTCACAAAGGTGACTGAATACAGCAGGGCAAAGACAATGCCAGCCAGAATCAGCGTGATCATGATGACCACAAAGCCCCAGACCCTGACCTCCAATTCTTCAGCGGTTAGCTTCTGTGCTGGCTGGCTGTTTAGTTTGATCAATTTGCTTCTCCAAAATTGGGGCCACTAAATACTCAGGGCATTGCTGGGTGAACAGACACTTGGGCTTTTGGCAGTCAGGCTTGTGAAAGTTGTCGGGATTCTGGCATGGGTATCTGTACCTATCTTCAAGGCAACCAGACAGCGCCAGCATGGCCACGATCAATGCAATGATTTTCATATGCCTAGCTTCTCCAAGAACGCCTCGATGACTCGGTTGGCAATGTCTGGGGGTAAGAACACCAGCACCTTGAAACCGACCCAAATGAAAGCCAGATAGCAGTTGATTTTGAGCCACTTGTCAAAACCATCTTTGGCCTCTTTCCACTTGTCCATGTCATGACCCGCACCCGTAATCAGAACAATAAAAGACAATTTCCAGAATGCCCCAGAAGATGATGATGGCGATGACCGAGATCAGCGTGATGGCAATGGTCAACTCGATCACCTCTTTGCGCCTCTTGGCAGCGTTGAGTTCTCTTGCCGCCTCTCTGCGCTGTTCTTCGCGGTCTTCTTTGTTCATCTCCATCACACGCTGCTGGATGGAGTTCCAAACGTCCATGTTGTTGGTGGAGAAGAACAGACCTTTAAGCTGCTCCTCGAAATCCTTTTGAGCCTTCAGCGCCAGTTCAATCTCAATGGCCTTGCCCATGTTGGACCCGCCAGCTTTCTTGGCTTGGCTGGCTGCTTTGGTGGCCGTGTGCTTGGCATCAAAATATTTGCCGATCAGTGGGCCAAGACTTGAGACATCATCGACCGTCTTTGATGCCTTCTTGATCATGTTTACCGCTGCACTGACAGCGGCCATTGCACTCACCGGATCGATCACGACAGCCCCCTTAATACAAACAAGGCGACCTGAAGGAGCCACCACACAGCAATTATGCCGATGGCAATTTTAAGTCTCATGACAGCGCCCAGATAAAGATTCTGGCGCACCAAATGACCATGCCGACAAGAAGGGCAGCCGCGATGAAGCTGACTGCCCAATCTTTCATAACCCAAATATTTTCTTGACCATCTCGGCTGCAACACCTGGGCCAAGTAAGACAGCAGCGATCACAGCGTAAAGCAGATATTCGATCTTGGTCATCCGCTTTGAGCCGGACTCAAATGATTTTTGGATGGCCTCATACCGATGGGCGCAAACTTGCTCATGGGTGGACAGACGGGCGTCTGTCGCATCAATCTGCTCTGGCATGGGTCACTCCGCTGGTGGGGCTTCTGCTGGCTTGGCCTGCTCTTGAATCTTGACGATCAAGGGCCATGCACCTGACTTGGATGGCAATTCACCCAAGACATTCAGAATGAATTGCACTTCGTTGGCGTCAAGACTCAAATTCATGCCGCGCTCCAGGGTGTGCCAGTGGCAACCACAGGATTCTTCTGCAAGGCGATCTGTGCAGCCAAAGCAGCTTCGGTGGCTGTCTTGTCAACGCCCGATGACCAGCACCAATCCAAAACCTCTTGCATGGTCACATCAGAATAAGGAATAGTGGGTGCAGCCTCGGCAAAGCTGCAAGTGGAATAGATGGAGGCTGTGTAGTCGCCATCAACAGCAGAGGCAGTCCAATGGGCGGTCGTGATGAAGCCGTTGGCGGTTTCGTAGTCGGTTTGGGTGATAACCCAGTTGTATGCGATGGTCATGGTGATTTCCTTTCAGGGGGTTAAATTGAGTCAGAAATTAAATGGTGTTAAGCAACCATTAAAGCGCCAGCCAGCACATACAAGTCACCAGACGCAAGACCACTAGCTGATGTTGGAAGGTTTTGAATATTCATGCGGATTGTCGATGTTGCATTGTTCCATTTAACTGTTAATCCGTTTGTGGCCGAAGTGACCCCTGCTTGTATTAGGTTTCTGTCTGCGCCACCCGGAACAATTACTGAAAGTCTTGCAAAAGCGGTGGTAGTCCCCACCAGCAAGTCCCCCCCGCTGGTGATACGGGCGCGTTCGGTGTTGGAAGTCAAAAATGCTAAATAACCAGCGCCAGTAGTGCCAAGTTGGAAGCCACCGGTAGATGCGGAAAGCACGTTTGTAAAATCAGTTCCAGTAAAAGTCAGTTCATTCGTGGCGTTTGCGTTGTCAATAATGACTGTGCCAGCAACGTGAAGTTTTGCTCCCGGCGATGTAGTCCCAATACCCAAATTCCCACTCGCATCCAGCGTCATCGCCTGAGTAAAGCTAATAGCGTTACCTGCTGTGCCGGAGGGGGCGGTGAACCAGCGATGTGTTCCGTCTACCTGACCATACGCGGCGGCAAAGTCAGTGTTGATGTAACGATTATTTGAACCGTCAAAGTAATAGTTTGAACCAAGGAAGGTGTCGTTCGCCGTATTGTTGTAAAGCGCAGTTGAAAGAATTTGCAAAGCACGCGAAGAACCCCAAGCACTCGGAGTAACTCCCAAGCCGAGGTTGCCGGAAGCATTCAGTTGCATACTGTTGCTTGTACCAGCCGTAAATTGCAAAACAGAATCAAGTCCAGACCCATAGGAAGAACCATACGCAATGATGTATGCGGTGGAATCTGAGTTTGAATAGATTGATCGACCTGTGGCGCTTGGGCCGTAAATCCATGCTGTGCCAGAAGTTCCGAGTTGAATGTTGCCGTTGACTGTTAGTTTCTCGGTAGGCGAACCCGTTCCAATACCCACGTTGCCAATACCATTAAGAAACAACTGGTGTGTGTTGTACGTGCCAACGGTTGCCGTACCTGTTTCAAAAGAAAGTAGGTTACTGGATGCGCTGGAAGAAATAGATGAGCGAATTCTGTTTTTCTGGACAGTGGCAAATGTTGTGTTGCCAAACAAAATGGCATCGCCTAAAGCGCTATCAATGCCCCCGCCGTTAAACTGAGCAGCGCCACCGCTGACTTCAAGTTTTTGCGAAGGCGAACTCGTCCCAATACCCAACCCTGTCGAGGTCAGGCGCATTTGTTCGGAGCCGCTGATGGCAAATTGAAATGATGTCGCTTGAAAATCGAGTGTGGAATTTGCACTCCCGGCATCGTTAATCACATTTAACAAAACACCACCAGAACCAAAAGTAGAGTTTTGCCAAAGCATATTCGCGTTGGCCTGTGGTCTTACTTGGAGAATTCCAAGAGAGCTTGCAACGCCTACTCCCAAACCTGTGCCGTTGTACGTCAGCGCACTCCCCGTAGTCAGGACTTTGCTGCCGTTGAGGTAGGCCACGCCGTTGGCTGTGCCGCCGGATAGGGTGACTGCACCAGAAGCAGACAGCGTGGTAAAAGCACCGGCTGCTGGTGTTGTAGCGCCAACAGTGCCGTTGATGTTGAAGTTGGCCGCTGTGCCTGTGATGTTCGTGCCGACCAGTGCCGATGGTGTTCCCAGGGCTGGCGTCACCAGTGTTGGCGAGGTGGCCAAGACATTGTTGCCTGTGCCAGTATTGGTCACCGAAACCACGTTCTTGCTGGAGTCCAAGGCCAAGGCTGTCGAGGCAGTCAAGGCCGACAAGTTGGCCGTGCCACCCACCACCAAGGTCTTGCCGGAGCCAACATTCAGGCCCACCGATGTGCCTGTGCCGTTGGCAGCAAAGACCGCATCCACCGAATCCAAGTCGGTGTTGATCTTTGTGCCCCAGGTGTCAGTCGATGCACCGACCTCTGGTTTGGTCAGCAATAAATTCGTGGTGGTTGTATCAGCCATATTTCACCTCATGCGGCAATTTGCCAGGTTTCACTATTGTCTGCGATAGGTGTCCAGCTTTCGCTGTTATCACTGACCGCAGACCAGGTTTCTGATGTGTCCGAAATCGGGGACCAGCTTTCGCTGGTGTCACTGATCGCAGACCACGTTTCGGATGTGTCGGATTCTGCTTCCCATTTTAGGCGACCATCCACCGCCATGGCAGACTGTGCAGCCATCACCAGCGCAAATGACTGCCGCCGAGTTGCCGCCACAGACATGGAGGACGCAGCAGTAATCACCACCGACTGGTTGACGATCACGCTGGTGCTGACCGTCATCACCCCAAAGTCTTCAATCAATATCTGGATCAGCGGCACGCGCACCGCATTCACGGCCATCGTGCTGGCATCCACAGCCGTGGCACTGGCAATAGCCACGCGCAGGGCCGCAGCAGAGACGCTAGAGGCCGATGCAGCCGTAGCCGCACCTATGGCATACCGAACACCCGCCACGGCCACGCTGCTGGCGCTGGAGGCCGTAGCAGACGCCAGCGCCACCCTTGTTGCCGACACCGATGCGCCACTGGAGGCCGCAACAGTGAATGAGGCCGACTTGACCACATTGGCCGCAGCCGATACCGTGCTGGCAGCGGAAACAGAAAACGCACCCAGACAGATGCGTTTTGCGTCCACAGCCACCGTGCTGGTGGCTGCAAAGGTGGCAGCCCCGAGGCTTACGCCATAGGAGTAATTGCCACCACCATATGGGCCAATGCCATATGCAGCCATGTCATGTCAATGTGACATCAAGGTCACCAGCAGGAATGCGCAGCACATCGCCATCGTTGATGGTGCGTGCTGTTGACAGCGCAGCCCAGGCGATCATGTTGCCGCCGGTGGATGCGTCAAAGATGGCAGCCCAGCCAATTGATCCCCAATTGCCGCCAGAGGCCGCAGCAAACTCGATGGCCGCAGCGTTGGTGGCCGTGGTGGGCGATGTGCCAGAAATGCTCATCGTGCCTGTGGCCACTCGGGCATATGCGTTGCCGGTCACCTCAGTGCCGCCACCCGTGTCAGAAGGCGCAGCCGTGAACAGGCCAACAAACCAAGCTGTCGGGCGAGTTGCTGTGCTATTGGTCAAAAGCCAAGTCAGCACCAGGCTTTCGGTGTGGTCGGTGAAAGATGACATGGCTCAGTTCCTTATCCAAAAGTTTTTGCGCGGGTCAGCAGCGTGCCGCCCGATGATGCACCGCGATCATCCGCAGTCTGCAAATCATTCAAGGCACGCTCATACAGCGTGGCCCATGTCTGGATTCTCGCATCGTCTTGCAAATATGGAGCAGCTTGCAACAGCGCACCATACAAATAAACGTCTGGGCTTGATGCCAAAAGCCAATTGCTGGTCACGCTATTTGATAACTTTGTCAACTTGGCGTAATAGGTCAACTCGGTCGTGTATGTCCCATCGGGCGTTGGCAAGATGCGAAATTGATTTCCCACCACGCCAAAGAACTTAGGCTTGCCACTGGCCGTGTAGCCAGATGACTGCTCATCCAGCAAATCAATCGTCAGGAATTGCAAAGGCGTTGGCGGGTTGGTGCTGGTCAGCTTCAAGGATTTGGTCTCCAAGAAGTCAGCAGGCACAGCGCCATACTGCTGGTCAAAAGACGCATTGGCCCGAACAATCATTTGGCGGGTGCGCAGCGTGCGTTCAATCTGCGCCTCTGCCAAAGAAATGAAGTCGGGGATGGTGGCCGACAGGTCTGCCCTGTTTAGCCAGTCACCGATGGATGTCTTCAACTCTGCATATGTGCTAAGTGCCATTTTCAGCCTCTTTGTCCATTTCCTCCTTCACGATCCAGGTGTGGTCGTGCCGGAATTCAAACGTGCCGATGTGCCCAATCTCTTTCGACACATCGTGATCAATGTAAACCTTGTAGCCGAGTTCTTGCGCCTTCTTGCAGAAAAACACATCCTCGCCCATGTAGCCCCGTGTCGTTTGCCAAGGCATATCAAACCAAGGCTCTGACATCCCCTCAAACACCTCACGTTTGATCAGCATTATGCCCGTGCCAATGCTGCCCACCTCTTGCAGACCTGTCGAATCTGGCATGGTGTAAATGGGGATGCGCTTGCCGTTCTCGTCATAGTCTTGCGCCGTTGGGCCAGTAGGCATTCTGCGCCGTGCGCAGTTGGCAGCCACGATCTCTTTGTCGTGCGCCAAGAGCCTGCCCACCAAGTCTTGGGGAAACGTCATGTCGCTGTCGATGAACAGGATATGGGTGCAGCCCTCACGCATGGCATCAAGGCACAGGTCGGCACGCTGATTCTGGATGATCGTGCCCTGCATCAATTTCAGACTGATGGCGTCTGAGGTGTTGAGCGTGTGGTACGCGACCATGTTGACAAGAGAATAGGTGTACTGCGTATGTACCTGATCTCGGGCTGGCGTGCAGACTGCGATGTAATTCATACTTTTCCTGGTCGAGTTCTAAAAAATTGATTGTCAGAATCGTTGAGCCATTTCTTCATGTACTCCTGATCATCAATTTTTCCCTCGGCCTTCATCTTGTAATACAAGGCTTCCGGAATGCTTGCGACCAAGTGCCATTCCCCTGTCCAATTGGCTTTCTCGTCAACTGAATTGTAAATGGCTTTGTTGGCCTCGATGACATCTGTGACATCTTGCTGTGTCTGGATCGTCACCTCATCGGTGTCGGTGTTGTAGTGCCAGTGGCGGGTGATGCCTTGCTGGGCGTTTACATCAAACAGTTTTTTTTCAATCATAAAAAAAAGGGCCAAGTTTCCTTGGCCCTTTCCGGTTTGGTTTAAGAAGTAACCAAGTCTGCGGCCAGGCCGTGGGCATTTTCTGCCAGCACTTTGTGACCCCATTCAACGATCAGCATACGCTTCTCGGCATCGCCTGTCTTGGCCAATTCGATCTGCTGGTAAGGACGCAGCACGGTCATCTTGGCGTAGTCAGGATCGATCACCCAGGCGTCACGCTCACGCTGGAAGCGGTTGGCGATGACTTGCACGTTGCCGAAATCGGAAACGTAGATGTCAACAGCGCCGACCAGTGTTGCAGGCTTTGCACCACCATCGATGTTGAAACGGCTGGAGGCGATACCAGAGAAACCAGATACGCGCTGCTTGTTCACAGGACCGCACATCAGAATCTTTGGAGTGCCGCCAGCGGTCCACACCTTTTGGATGACGTTCTTCAGGATGGTTTCAGTGAAGGTACGCACGTTGCCATCGGTACGGGCGCTGTTTGGCAGCGTGGTGTACGATGGATCGACACCGTTGGTTTGCTTGTCGGTGTTGGTCTTGACGAAAGCACCCAGCGATGCAGTGGCGCGTGCAGTGGTGGAATCACCAGCCACAGCGATAGCGCCGTTGAGCATAGAAAATTCCTGGTCACGCTTCATCTCAGCGCCACGCTTTGCGATCTGGTATGCCAGTTCGCTGCGGCGACCAGCTTTGTTGACCACTTCTTCAGTGGCCGACAAGATGATGGTCTTGCGGCTGATCTGTGCGTAGTTTTGCAAACGCACAGTGGCAGTCACAGCATCAAAGCTGCCGACATCATCACCTTCCAATTGAGCATTGGCAGCGGCTGCGGCCAATGTGTCGGTTTGCCACTCAAATAAACTATTAGACACATTTTCGCGTCCAATATTACTCATATATGGCGTTTCTTCCGGTGCTATATTCGTTATAACATTGGAAAGATCTTCCCGAATGCCCTTGGCCGAATAGGTCAAGAATGTATTGCTAACAATAGCCATTTTGTTTACCTCAGTAAAAGTTCAATTGCAGAAGCCGCATCATCGACACGGCCAGTTTTTGCAAGACGCTGCTTTGCGCGGGTACTCTCTGTTGTTGTCGAAACCCGACCTGCTGCACCAGGCTTGGCAGGTCGTGGGCCATTGTTCACCACGGGCTTGATGCCCTGTCGTTTGCTCACCATCTGGTCATAAAGCCCTGCTTTACGCAGAAGCAAAACCAGTCGGTGGTCGTAAACGCTTTTCAAGTCATCCTCAGAGAAACCTGCGGCCTTTGCAGATTCCACCACCAGCGCCTTTTCGGCTTGCGCCTTCTTAGGATCTCGCCACTCGGGCAAGGCTGCCAGCAAGGCGTCCTTCTCTTTCGAGAGTTGTTCCTCCATGGCACGCTGCTGCTCATATTGCGAAAGCTGAGATAACCGCTGCTGCTCGGCCTGAATAGCAAGGGCTTTCTCTTGTCTCTCGCGCATGACCTCTTTGGTCCTCACCCATTCGATGGGGTCTTCGTTATAAAGACGGTCCATATCGACTTGTGGCTCGGTCGCTTGAAGTTGTGCTTGCAATGCTCCCAACAACTGAGCGTACTGTTGACGCTCGGCCCGAACTGCCTGCGTTTCTTGCTCGACTTGCTTGCGCACTTCGGCAATCTGCTGCGTTTTTCGGGTGTAGTCCTGTGTCCGCGAATAGCCGTTTTGGAGTTCCTCCAGAGTCACAGCCACTTCCTTGCCATCAACTTTGACGGTGAAAGTCTGCGTCTGTTCTTGCTCCTCTTGCCCTTCGCCTTCTTCGGACTGTTCCTCTGCTGTTTCTTCCTCTGGCGCGTCTTCCACACCAGAGTCATCCACATCAGAGGCCGCTGTCTCGGTGTCCTCCTCGGACTCCTCGACTTGCTGCGTCTCGTCAACTTCTGCTTGTCCCTGTTCGGGGGCTAACATTGCCGAGATAGCACTGGCCGCATCGGCCATGTTCATTGCTTGAGATTCTGACATCATTTACCTCAAATTAGTGTCTGCGTGCGCCCGGCAGATTTCTGTGCAATCTTGCCGTTGTCCATGATCTTGATCAACTCTTGTCGCAGGCCATCAATGGCTTGCAACATGCACCAAGCGGTTTCCCGCTTGGCAGACTCTTCGGGTTTTGATGACCGAAAAATCCAAAGCTGATCATTCTCAAGTTTTGCAATCGCAGTGTTGAGCGTGTCATCCTCAAGAATCTGCTGGGCCTTGCGGCCCTTCCTAATTTGGTCTTCGTTGGTCACTGTGCCATTCCGTTAAAGGTTGATGGTGTCGCCATGGGGGCTGGTGGCTGCTGCTGCTCAATAAACTGAGCCGCTTGCTGCTGGGCCAATAGCGCCTGCTGGCGAATCGCTTCACGATCAATGTTTTGCGCAGCGTCAATTTCCGCTGTGCTGATCTGTGAGTTGTACTTTAACTCAATTTCATACTTCTTGAGATACAGGTCTTGGGCCATTTGGTCGCGTTTCAAATCATCGTCCATGATCATTTGCTGGCGCTGGAGTTCCAAGTCTGCGGCTTTCTTCTGGATGTCGGCCTTGATGCTCTCGGCCTGCACCTGTGCCAAGATTTCCTCTGGACTTGGCTTTGGCTGTGGTGGCGCTGGTGGCTGGTAGTCGGCAGGGATGTCTTGGAAGTAGCTGGAGGCATCCTTAAAGCCCGACAGTTCCACCACCTTGCGCAGCGTGTTGCTGAATTGCTGTGGGGTAACCAGCGGGTTGGTTGGGCCAAGCTGCTGCAAGATTTGCTCTTGCTTGGCCAGAATCATCATCAAAGCCTGCCGGCGCTCGTTGATGTCGCCCATGCCCAGCCCGATGTTGATGCTGGCATCCATGGTGGCATTCCAGTGGCGCGGGTCCATGGCCACCCACTCGTTGCGCATACGCACCATGCGTGCTTTGTCCTGATGCGTGGTGACCAAGAACAAGATGCCCTTAAACAGCTTCTTCATGCCCTCGGCCATCAGGCGTGCGGTCAACTCAATGCGGCCTTGGCTGGCGCTGATGGTGGCATTCACTGCCGCCTTGGTGCTGGACTGCAAGGCATCGGCATTCAGGCCCATGGCCGCTTTGCTCATGCCCGTGCGGTCCTCCTTGATCTGGTCCATGTATTCCATCATCGGGAATGCAGCTTGGCCGACAAATGGCGTGGACAGTGGCTGGACCATGCCAGGCGCACGCATCCGAATAATGGCGCCTGTCTCGTTGTTCAGCACATCATCAATGTTGACTTGGCCCTCGACAATCGCTGTGCGTGGGTGGATGGACTGCGCCAGGCTGTCCAGCGTGTTGCGGAGAATCTCGGACTTGATTTCTTGCAAGTCGCGGGTGATGTCAAAAATGGACATCGCCTCCAGTGGCGATGTGTGTGGCTCTGGGTCGCAAGGGAAATCAGCAAAGGGGATGTAAGAGGCTGGCAAGTTGCGCACCACTTTGTAGCCGCTGCCCATGCAGCAGACTTTGCGCAACTCGGCAATGCCATCGCCATCAAAGTCCACACGCGAATACGCCTCCACATACAGCACCCGGCGCATCATCGGGTTGGCTGCGTCATCTGTGCCCATGGTGGTGGACAGCGGCTGGCGTGCCAGATACTCGTCATTGCTGTCGAGGTCAGTGGATGACAGGTTTTCTTCGATCTCGTCCTGGTCATACCCCATGGCGATCAGGTCGGCCACTGTGGCCATCTGGCGATGGGCGATGATGTTGCCATCGTCAAACGACCTGGCGCGTCTGCTCAAAATCAATTCCTCTGGAGGCACGGCCATGATCTTGATGCGGCCATCCTTGGTGATGCGCTTGATCTGGACATCGTGCAGCATGGGCGCAGGCATGACAACAGGCACGCCCGTCATCGGGTCCACGGTGGTCATCTGCATCTCGTCAACGCTCGGGTCAGGGTAAGACACCACAATCTTGACCTCTGCGTCAGGCTCTTGCATCAGCATCTCAAGGGTCTGCTCGTCAAGGCCCGTGTACTCGTCAATGTGGACTCTCTCCTCATCTTCCCACCAGAATTTGGCAATGCCGCACTTGCGCACCAGCGAGTCTTTGAAGATGGCGTAACTGGTCAAAAAGCCGTTGTTGTCGTTTTGGAAGATGTAGTTAACGTAATCGGTCGCCTGCTGCGCAGATTTCACATCCTCTGGGCCGCGAGGCACAAACTCCACCACATTCTCTGTGCTGAAGAAAACGCGCATCAGGCTTGGCAACATGGCGCTCACCGTGTCGCGCACCTCCATGGCCACCACTTTGCTGTTGCCATCCACCTCATTGCCAAACAGGTCGCCTCGGTAATATTCTGTCCCCTTGGCGCGTGTTGGCGAAATGTCGCTGTCGATGTAGCTGACCGCATCCACCAAGTCTTGCGAGATGATGGCCTGCAATTCAGCATCATCCATGGGCGTAGTGGCCACAATGTCAGTGTTGATCGTGTTGGTGATGTCTTGCTCGTTCATGGTGAAACCTTTGTCAGAACCACATACATTGAATCCACAGCCCGTGGCGTGCGGAGGATTTCGTCTTGAGGCAATTTTAGTGCCTCACCGACTGCTGAAAGACGCATCTCCAGCCGTGTCAAGTCAAACCGATCAGGCCAGTTAAGATACCAATGCCAATCGGTGTAATAGCGCCAGGAATTCTCATTGAACGCCCGAACATGGGTTGGGTCTTGCCAAGCCCCAAGGCTCAAGTCATATGGCACATGAATCCGCATCTCCCCGCCAACTTTCAGCAGGTCTTTGCAGTTGGTCATGGCTGTGACTAAATCAGGGATGTGTTCCAGCACATCGTTGGCCAGAATGACATCAAACATTCCGCGCTTGATTTCCAACTCGCCAAGCCTTGTGCGAATTGTCTCACCCCATGGCACTTTGGTGATGTCAAGCAGCCAATCTGGGTCTTTGCTGGCCTGAATGTCTGCGTTGAGACATTCCTCCAGCCAGTCCTTGCCCGACCCGAGATTAAGTATCAAACCAGGCTTTTGCATATTCCGGCCTGTTCTCTAGCAGCCAAGGCAGCGCCTGGTCGTGCAGTTTCTTTGCATTAAAGCCAATTGTGTGGCTGCCAATGTGGTGGACATAGCTGGCGCTGACAAAGTGGCTGTAACCTCGCTCGATCAGGTCGCGGCAATGCACATCATCGCTGTACCAGTTCAGCGGAGGGAATCCCTCGCCAAAGGCATCCTTGGTGATGTAGGCAAAGATCGGGCTGACCTCCTCGACCATGCGGATAAAGTTCTCGGACGAAAACTTGTAAAAGTGCAGCCTCTCGCCTGGCTCACAAATCCTCACGTTTTGGCAGGGCCGCGCAGCATCACTTCTTGATGCAATCCAGCCGGGCTTTGCGCTGTGCATACTTTTGACGATCTGCACATCTTCCATCAGCGTTTTCAAGCTGTCGGGCGTCAGCACGATGTCATCATTGGCCACGATGCAATCATTCCAGTCTTTGAGCGCCTCACCAATGACATGGTTGTAATCGTCACCAAAGTTGCTGGGCTGGCCGTAAATCTTGAGAAAAGCCTGATGGTTTTCAATCACCGACTCAGGGCCGCGCAGGTAAACAGGGCATTCTGGCGCGTACTGCTTGATCGACTCCAGCAGCACCGCCAAGCCCTTGCCATGCACAGTTGAGATACAAATTGGGATCATTTTTTCGCTTTGTTTCGGGCCGAAATCGCCTTGGCCTTGGACCGCGCATCCTCTTTGGATGACGCGCCCCAAGCCTTAAGAGACAGCAGCAGCCGTGTTGGCTCGCCACCCTTCATCTCAGGGCCGGGCATATTGCCCATACGCGCCAAAAAGCTGGCACGCCTTGGGTTGTCACCCGACTTGACGGGTGCTTTCAAGTTCATGCCCTCGGCCTTGGCGCTGGCGCGGCCCTTGGCGTTCAAGCCGCCAGAGGTACTTTTGCCATCTGCGCGTTGCCATGCTGGCGTCTTCATTTCTTCTTGACAGGCTTGGCTGTCTTGGCGGCTGCCTTGAAAGCCGCAGCAGTGGGCGCACCCTTCGTGCCAGGCTTGCGCATCTTCTCGCCAGAGCCTTCTTTGATGCGCTCACGTTTGGCGGCAATGTTGCTGTAAAGACCTTGTTTCATGATTCGTCTTCCTCCTCATATTCTTCGCCTTCTTCACCCTCTTGCTCACCCGTGTTGGGACCACCCACCACCCACGCATCGCAGGTGCGGCTGGCCGCGCATTTGAAATCAAAAATTTCGCAATAGCCGAGTTCTGCCAAGTCAATCGTGCCCCATGGGTCAGCATCAGTGCCGATGCCCTTGGCAATACATTCCTTGATGTCCTCAGACACATTGAATGCCGAGCAGTTGCCGCACAGGCTTTGCTTGGCGTCATCGGTGGAAACGTCCCACTCCTCGGCCTTCTTCGCCCAAAACGCTGTATTGGGCAACTTGGGGTTTTGCGGACCATAGGCCGCGCTGGTGATCGCCTTGGCGCGATTCTTCAGATTCAGCGTGATGTCCTGTGTCGGCAATGGGCAGCTTTCGCCCTCGCCTTCCATCTCGTCCTCACGGTCCATGGCTTGCTCCATGGTGCGCTGCATAGTGGCCATTATTTCTTGCTCCGGTTGGTTGCTGTGCGCTGGCCGCGCATGGGCATCTTGGCTTCACTCATGGCAATGGCAATGGCTTGCTTCGGATTTTTCACGACCTTGCCAGTGCCACCGCTGTGCAGTTTGCCCTTTTTAAATTCGCCCATCACAGTGCCAATTTTCTTGGCTGCTTTGCTCATTGGCATAGGATTCTCCAGTTAATGCCCCAGATTATGCGACTCTTGACAGGTTTCGGCGCAGTGGCTGGCTCCACTTGCTGCTGGCCGCTGACCCGTACATCCCGGCAATGGCATCAGACGCAAAGGTCAAAACAAACGCATCGGCTTTGTCAGGACTCGGCAAACCCCGCTTTCTGATCTCGTCTTTACCCTCAATCTGAATCTTGCCGTTGCTGGTGAAGCTGTACCGCACCGTGGCCAGTTCCGCAATCAGCACCTCATCTCTGGCCATCTTGCAGTCCCGCGCCTCCAGCCACGCTCTCGCCCGATACCAGAGTTCTGCCTTCAGATTTCTGTATGTCCCGCCCATGGCCGGACTCTCGGCCACGTTGATGCCCCTGGCCGGCAGGCCCAATTCCCGCAGGCGGTCAACCACGCCAGCCCCAAGGCCGATGCTGTCCACCAATATCTCTTGCGGACGTTGGCTTGGCGGCAGAGCGTTGTACTCAGCCACCACCGCCCCCGTCAGTTGCATCAGGTCCAGATTCTTCCATGTCTTGATGCTCTCGGTCACCGCATTGCCTTGGCGCTTGCACAGCGCCGACCTGTCACTGCCAAACCGCGCCACATCCAGCCCCCAAATCATGGGTGCGTGCTGGCTTGGGGCCACATCCCGATTGACCGCCTGCTCCAGCAAGTCCATGGCAATCACCGTATCGTCATCACCCTTGGGGAACTCGCCCACCACTCGGATGCGGTAGACGTTGCTTTCCTCCCCATACCGGGTCTGCATCTCCTTGACGTACTCATCGCTGACCCGTGGCGAGTCCAAGCAACTGACCCGAAACGTGGTCCACTCATTGGCCAGGCGTGTGTGGGTGTCGTAGAAAAAGCCGCTTGAGCGCACCGGGTTGCCCAGCAGCAGCGTGACAGCGTTGTGGCCGGACATACTGCCTGCCGCCGCCTCAAACACCTGCTCGGGCACGCCTGATGCCTCATCGGCCACCAGCATGACGTTCTCGGAGTGAATACCCTGCAAGGCTTCCGGCTGCTCGGCCCGGCTGGTCCGCGCCGAGATGAACATCTCAGTGGGCGCAGCGTTGAATTCAATACGCTCTTGCTTCACCGTGAGCAAACCTTGAAGTGGCACAGGCATCGCATTGATCCACCGCTTGAGTTCCGCAAACATCGCGTCATAAAGCTGGCTGCTGGTCGGCGCTGTCACCACCACCTTGACCGGACTGCGGGTCATGAAGTACCACAGCATGGCCCAGCTAGACGCCGTAGATTTCCCCACCCCGTGGCCGGACCTCACGCTGATCTTGCGATCCCCTCGGGCAATGGCCTGCAAGAATTCAATCTGCCAAGGGTCAGGGTCCACCCCCAACACCTCCTGGACAAACAGCACAGGGTTGGGGTGATACCTGTCCACCCACTGCTTGAATACATTGTCATTTGCCATATGAGGCAATTATGCCTTGAGCGTTGCCAGCATAAACAGGATGCAGCACCCAGCGTGCGCCAGGTGCGGTAAGTTGGACTCAGGGTCATTGACCTCGCCATTTTGATGCGCCACCAAATGCCGAAACGCTGCGGCCATGTATCTGGCATCAGCGTTTTCAACTTTGCGCCAGTTGTCGCGGCTGTACTTTTGCGCTCCGAACTCCAGCACCCTGATCACATCCTCCAGCCCATCCCATGGCACTAAGGTGTAATCCAGCTTGCCGCTGTCGTGCTTCATGCCCACAGTCGGCTCATTTGAATCAATAGCCACTTCAATCATCTCAACATTCATACCTGTCCTTTCCTGATTTCTCTGATCGTGTCGCGTGTCATCGCCATGTTGAACACGCTGTTCATTCGGTGCATCGCGTGGACCTGCTGGTCATATCTGCGCCTGTTGGCGGCAGGGTCGGCCTTGGGTTTTGGCTTATCCCGCTGATCGCCCAATGCGTAAACAGGCCTTGGATACCTCCGCGCCCCATCATGGCCATACGTCCAGTCAATGATGTGGATGCGCTTGTCGCCAGCCTTGGTCCGCTTATTCATCCGCAGCAGCACCGCATGGGCGTCATACCTGGTGATGTCGGCCCAATCGGCAAACTCTTGCGCACTCATCCGGCCAAACTCTTGCAGTGCTGCCAGCACCTTGATCACGTTCGGCCCAGTGTTCAGTGTTGTCATGTCTGCTCTTTCTTCTTTTGTGATACCACCAGCTTGATGGCTTTCTCCATCTCTTGGACCGTGCATTCGTCAAGCTGCTCGATATGCACCGTCATGCCCAGCTTGACCGCCTGCATCTCTGGGCCGGTGAACAAAAACCTGCCTGTCGCCTCACCACGGTCGTGCATCGCATAAGCCGCATCTTTGGCCGCCTGCAACTCTTGGGTCCAGTCGGCTCCCAGCTTGGGGTTGACCTTGACCAAACACAGCGCCATGTCAAACGCCTCACGCATGGTGTGCGAGTCCACCCCCTGACCTTGCCCCTTGATCAACGCCTCCAGCGCCTCCAAGTTGCCCAGCTTCAGATGCACTCCAGCCTTCGGCACACTGCCCACCGCCTTGAACCCAGCCCTCACCCAACTCATGTTGTCCAGCCTCACGCCCTTGGGCCTGTAACTGCTCTTTTTCCTCATTCATCCATCTCCCGATTCGGCTTTCGGCTGTCACGCCAGATGGCCCAGCCGCACAGTAGGCCGTGCGACCATGAAACCAGAATGATCAGCAAGGTGTTGAGGTCGATCTCTCTCATGTGTTGCTCCTGGCTCGGATGGCGGCTGCGTAGGTCTTTCCGTAAAAGTCTGTTGCTGTTGGCCCTAATCGTTCCTCACACACCTTTGCACACGCCTCACGCTCGGCATGAATCAGACCTTTAATGTGTTCATCCAGCGCCTTGATGACGTATTGCGCTGCTTCGTCCATAGGAAAGTCTGGGTTGACCTTTACACCATTCTTATCAATCCTCATAGCCTCTTTGCTTGAGTTGGTCAGAAAAGTGATGTTTGGCTCAACTGTTCCTTGAATGCCTAAAGTAAAGTTGTTGTTCATGTTTTCTCCCATCGGTGTTGGCAAATCATGTGTTGCTCCTTGCTCGGATGGCAGGGTTTGCACCGTTTAGCCCTGTTGGTTTATGCCATTGCATTCGACCGGGAACATTTGGCCTCCATGCGCCGCATCGGTAGCACCAAACAATGTGACCACCAGCAATAAGCCAAATTGACTGTCGATGATCGTGCTTCATGTGTTGCTCCTTGCGTTCAGCCATGCACCAAACTTTGCAATCTCTGGATAGTTCTTAAACCAATCTTTTGCCGCTTGCTCGTTAAGAGATTTCACGCCATGTTCAAGGTCAGACTGAA